GACTCATCGATGGGCCAGCCACCCCAGAGGGCGTGAGCGACCATGCCAGCGGTGGGCGGGTCTGTGTTCCGGTCTGTTCCCTCGAGGTCTGAAAGGTGACGCTCAAACCATGGGCCCATGCGGTCGGCCTTGTCTTGGGTAACAATTCCTCGAGACATCTGGCGGGCTTCATTGACTGTCTTGTCCGTCAGGCCATCTCCGCCATAGCCCTGAGCCAACCAGTCGAGGCCACGGCGCGCATTGTCCTGAAGCCACTGCGGAACGCTGATGGCACGAGACTCAGAGAAGTACGCGGTGGGCTGGTCTTCGCTGTCATCGGGCTGCCATGCGTTGCAGTAGTAAGCCCCGTTGACGTAATCATCCCAGCGCTCACACCAAGCCTTGTCGCCTTGGACATTTGATTCATCGTAGAAGTAGCAGTTCCCGCAGGCTCGGCCTTCAGGCACGTCTGGGGAAAGCGCGGGCCGGAAGTTTTGAGGAAGAGCGCGCTCGCCTCCCGGTTCCATACCCTCGGCCAGACTCACGGCCACCATCTGATCAATGGCGTCTTGTTTGGTCGTGTGGCATCCGATGACTTCGCCATCTTCTTTGATCGTGGCCCAGCCATTGCAGCCCTCTGCTTGGTCACTGATGAAGTACGGCATCAGTCGTTAGCGATTCTCAAGACAGACAGTTGGCATCCAGTGGGATTACTACAGGCCCACAAAGCGATGCCAGCAGGAAGAGTCAGTTGGACAAACTGGCCTTCATGAACCTCAAGGCCGGAAGCGCTGCCGACGCTTGAGGTCCCCAGATAGACGTGGTAGTTGGTGCGCTTGTCATCGTTGTGAACTATGACTGAGACGGACTCGTTATCTGGCGCGCAAATTTGAGTGCCTGCCGTGCCAAGCGTGAAGTGGGCAGTAGTCATTCCCATGGCTAGACCTGATATGCCTGTGACGGATCTTCAGCATTGATCATGGCGATTGGCTGAAGCTGCGCAGATGGGACGCCACTGTGAGCAATGACAGGCAGGCCAAGAGACTTCAAGACCTCGGCAGGATCAAAGCCTGAATAGACAAGCTTCTGAGCCATGGACACGCGCTTGTCCATCTCCACAAGGTTGGCGGCATTGAGGTCCACGTTGGCCAGTGGCACGCGCACGATGTCGCCGCCATCGACGGGCCGGAGATCCTCGAGCCGGCGCACGTCATTGATGGACATGAAGCCACCCTGAAGGCCGGTGGAGTAGGCAGAGAAGCGCGTGGTGGTATCGCCGCGCAGCAGTGAATCAAGATTGAACTTGATGAAAGCGGTGGACGGCAGAAGGCTGGAGTACGCGGCCTCGAGGTGAGCCACGATGGGAGTCACGGAGAAGCGGACCCACTGGATGGCGTTCTGCTCCACGCTTGCATAGTTGGTTGCGCCGGGCACTCCCATAAGACTGGGCAACACCCGAAATGCGCGGCAGATGTCCTCGACCGCAAATTGTCTGCTCGCCAGCAGCTGAGACTCTTCTGGGTCCACGCCAATCTTGGTGACCTTCGCACCACCAGCAAGAACACCAGGGCGATGAGCCTTGGCCAGTCCACGGTGGTGGGCTTCCCAGCCATCGACCATGGCCTTGGCCTGCTCTTGAGTCAGGTTGCCGGGGGCCTCAATGACAATATCTGTGACAGATCCATTGCCAAAGAATTGAGCAGCGAAGACCTCAAGCGCCTTGGCAAGTCCGAGCGAATCTTTCAGGGTCTCAATGCGTGAGACGCCACGAAGTTCTCCCGGCTTCTTCATCTCCGTGATGTGGAGAATCTCAGAAGACCTGAACACAGTGTGGTCGTCGTAGACGTACTCAATCTCGCGGGAAGGGTTCCGGCGGATCTGGACGCGCTTGGGATCCAGCACGGTCAAGGCGATGACATCGCCAGCGCCATTGCGCAGCACGAGGATGAAAGCATTGCCGTCAAGCAGCATGGACACGAGCACCTGAACTAGGTGGTCTTGTCTAGTGACGCCAGCGTCTGGGCTTTCAATCCACAGAGGCTTGGGACGGAAAGGCCGGCGGTCACCATCGATGCGGATAAACGCATCAACCGGAAGCGTGGAGATGGTATCCACATAGATACGTACGCAGGCGTACACAGTGGAAATCTTCAGCGCGGTCTCTGGCGTGATGTTGACTCCAGCGCCGCCAAGGTTGGCAGGCCATTCCCCGCCAGCACCCCAGACGGATTGGTACGAGATATTGCGCTGCTCACTGCCAGCGGCTAGGAGGCGTCTAAGCATCAGTCACGCTCCAAGGCTAATCCAAAAAGGATGAGGGCAACGGCGCCAACGAGCACGCCAGCGGCGGGATAGATCAGCGCAGCGCCAACGGCAAGGCCGGCAGCACCAACGGCCTCAAAGGCCAAAGCGATCCATCGACGCACGGGGATTCCTAACTTCCAAAGAACATGGGCTGAGGTGCTTCTTCAGGGTCTTCACGCCTGTGAGTTGCTCGATCAAAAGCCATGACGGCAGCAACGGCAGAGTCAATCTTTCGCGGAGATCCGCGATGCTCTTTCACGATGCGTGGCCCCATGCGGTCAATGCGGAGAACGCAATGGTCAAGGTGCCTCGCCAGTGTGGGATTGCCGTCGTGCGAGATTCCCCCCGATGCCACGGCGTCATAGAACTTGGCGGTCGCTGGCACCATGCGGGCTGGGCTGCTCGAGGCGTACTCCACGATGGGAGCGCCAGCAGCTGAGAGGGCATCCATCGAGCGCTGCCAGCGGTAAGGGTCGAAGGCAACTTCGAGGACGTTCCAGCGGCCACAAGCGCGCAGCACTTCAGACTCCACGTGCGAGATGTCCACGCGCCAGTCTTCACGGTCTGTGGGTTGTTTCTCCCAAGCGCCGATCAGCCAAACCCTTGGCCGTTCTTCAACGGTCACACCAACGATGGAGGTGCAGTCACCGGAGAACGAGCCGTCCACTCCAAGGATCACGGGGATGGGATCACCCTCGAGTGGTGGGGCGCAGGAATCCAATTCGGACCATGCGCCATTGGGGAGCCATGCCTGCTGAGAGGAGACAAACAAGTTCAACCGCTTGGTCATGTACTCGGCTTGTGGCGTGCGCTTGCAAGCAGACTCAAAATCTTCAGGATCTTGGAGATCCCCAAAGCCGGGATTGGCGATCTTCCAGTTCTTCGGGTCTCGATGGTCACACTCATCTGGCGCCTGCCACCAGGCAGCGAAGAAAGAAGGGTCAATGACTTCCTTGGCAGCCACCTGCTTGGCGTACTGATAGAGCGAATAGGCCACTGAGTCTTGGCCGCTGGAGTCCGTGCGCACGCCAGCAGTGGTGATGGCCAAAGTTAGGGCGTCATATCGGGCCGCTTGGGCCAGCGTCATCACGTGCCAGAGTTCCCGATTGGGAGCGGCGTGGAGTTCATCGTAGATCACCAGAGTGGGGCTGAGGCCTTCTTTGGTGAACGCTTCAGAAGAGAGGACGCGATAGACAGATCCACGGCTGGGCACCTCGATGGCGTCCCGGTAAGTCTTCGTCACGGCAGACAACTCTGGAGAGTTCTCCACCATGGCCTTGGCCGAGCCAAAGACAATCCGTGCCTGGTCACGATCAGCGGCGCAGGAGTAGACCTCAGCGCCTCGAGGTCCAAGCAGTAGGCCATGGAGTGCGATGCCTGATCCCAGCGCTGACTTCCCAGACTTACGCGGCAGACCAATCAGCGCAGTCTTGTGTCTCAGCCTTCCATCATCGCGGCGGGCAAAGAGATTCCGCAGCAGCTGCTTCTGCCAAGGGCGCAAAGCAAGCGGCTCACCAGCACGTCCGCCCACTGAATCCTTCACCTGTGGGCAAAGAACCTCAATGAAGGAAGCGACATCATCGCCTTCTGAGCGTTTGACATCGTTGGGCGGAACTGGGGTGATGATGGCCGGGGGCCATCCTTGGATTTTTGGTGCCATATTCAGCCACACATACCAAGATCCAGTTGCACTGGTCCTCGATTCCCTCGAGCAATGTTGCAGGCAAAGTGGGCTGGCCTGATGTTCTCGGGATCGTTAGTTCCGCCCTTGGAAACTGGTATGACGTGATCAAACGTAAAACCGGCACGATCTTTGCCTGAGAGGCGCAGATCAATTTTTTTGCCACACAAGTGGCAGCGGTTTCCCCAGCGTTCTAAAACTTGAGCTTTGGATGGCATTTTTCCAGTTGTCCGCCTGCTGTGATTCTTTCGCGCCAATCGCTCACGCTCCGTGCGAGCGGAACACTCTTGGCAAACATGCGGTAATCGTTGGCCCATTTTAACTAGGAGAACTTGGCATTTTCGGCAAGATCTACCTTGCGCACGCAAGAAGTTTTCTCTTTCGTGGTGCCAACGATTACGACAGGCTGAAGAACAAAATTTTTGATTGGCTTGCCCAATAAAATCTAAGCCGCATTCGTAGCAGCAGCCACTATATCTTGGCTTGTACGGACGAATGTTGCTGCCGCTTTTTGTGCGACAAGAATTGCATTGAGTGCGGGGCCTGCCAGCCTTGCCACCAGATGGGACAGCGCTGAACTCTTGGCCACATCGTGCGCAGGCACGCATGGTCACCTCTGTTTAATTGTTGGACTTGCGGAAATATCAGGCCTATTACGCATCCCGCTTGGCTTGCATTTTCTCTAGCACGGACTGGGCCTTCACTTCTGCTAGACCCAAACGAGAACGGGCAGCAGGATCAAAGCCCAGCATGGAAAGCCATTCACTGATCTCTTTGTTGAGTTCCCGCAGCTGACGCCTTGACTCACTTGAAGCCTCAGCGTGATCCATCAGCCGAGCACGTTCCTCGAGCGACTCCCGAAGCATGGACAAGCGGATGGAGTCAGTGGCAGCAAACCAAGGAGCACCAGCCTCCATGATGTGGCGGAAGACATCAGCGGCTTCTAGCTCGTAAGGCAGAGAGTCAACTGGGGCCACAACGGCTAGCCCAGCGCGAGCACCATGGCGTACTGGGCGCAATGTGCCTGTGCGCCTGTGCTGCTCGATGGGCTTGGGTGGACGACCTGCTGGCAAAGCGACTCCAGAGATTTGGCGATGCGGGGCATTTGGGAAAGCGCAGTTGAGTAACCACGGACCCGCTTGCCTGTCACGGTCATGTAGCGGCCAGTGCCGTAGATTTCCACGCCACCATCAGCGTGCTCCCAGCGCCTGCCGAGAGTGACTGATCCAAGTCCCCAAATGTGCAGACCCTTGCCAGATGGTGAAACTTCCACGTACGTGTCAGGCACCAGAGCCAAGATTTCTTTGGCCCAAGGCTTGATGCGGCCAGCGGCATTGATCGCGTTGTCAAGGTCAATGCAGATGATGCCATCACCATTGAGCGCAAAGCCAAGGCCAACACCAGCAAGCGAAGCAGCAGCATCCTCAAAGGATGACCAGGTGGTGGGGTCAGTGCTCTTGGCCGTGCCAGTGTTGTCACTGCGGAGCGGAACTTTCTTGGCCGAGTAGCGAAGCCAACGGTCTTGGCTGCGCAGCTCAAGCGGGATCCGATCACGGTCACGTGAGGCATAGACACGGCACGCATCCGAGCAGTAGCGAGCGTCAGACCTCGAGGGATCAAACGACTGGTGACAGCGGGCGCAGCGCATGGCCTAAGTCTACATCACCAAAGTGTTACGTCTAGCCATATGGCCG